AAAGAATTGTACGGAGTTAGAGAGGCCCCCACAATTTTAGAAGATGGAACAATAGTAGAAGGAGATTTGATTCCAGGAAAAGTTCAACCAAAAGTTAAACAATATGTTGATGCACTAGAAGAACAAGATAGAATTTACAGTGCGATTGGAAAAAAAGAAGCAGCAAAAAGGCAGAATGAGTTAGCTAAGTCAGGTATTGGAGGCGGATACGGAGGAATTCCTCTTGCTGATTTAGATGCAGCATCTGCCGATGTTCAAGATCTAGCTAGATCAGGAGCATATGGAAGAGTAGATAGAACTATGAATCCTGAAAGCATGGCATCACAAGCTTACAATACTGCTGTCGAAAAGCGAGACGCTTTAGATCAAAGAAGAAGAACAGAGTATTTAGAAAAAGTTGAACCTGCATTTTTAGAACGTGAAAAGAAATCTTTTGATACAAAAAGACATCAAGACAAAAGATACAGAGAAATGAAGGAAAAGTTTCCTGGTTATAATGATGAACAAATAGATAAAATATTAGCAAAATATTATGATATAACTCAACCAGAAACAGGATTATCTTATGGTGAGTTAGGAAAGATGTTTGATTTTGGGGAAAAGCAAGTATATTTTGCAGATAATTTTAGATTTGAAAAAGCCCAAGGCGGCAGAGCAGGTTATATGGGTGGTGGTATAGCTGGAATTAGAAGACCCCATGCAATTCCACCTGAAAGACAGGGCTTGCGTTCTATAATGATTAATGGTAAAAAATCCTAGGAGTATAAATGGCAGAAATAGATAAAGCACTCCCTAACGTTCGACATGAGATAAAAGTACCTGGCGCACAGGCACCAACTGATGTTGACATTACGGAAGAACAACAAAAACAACCAATAGAAGTTACACCTGATCAAGATGGTGGTGCTACAGTTAACTTTGATCCAAGAGCCGTGAACCAGGCTCAGTCAACCACGCACTTTGATAATTTAGCCGACATACTTCCAGAAACAGTTATTGATCCAGTTGGCATTCAACTTAGACAAAATTACACGGACTATAAAATGTCCAGAAAAGATTGGGAACAATCTTACATTAAAGGACTAGATCTTTTAGGTTTTAAATATGATAATCGAAACGAACCTTTCCAAGGAGCTAGTGGTGCAACGCACCCAGTTTTAGCTGAAGCAGTAACACAGTTTCAAGCATTAGCTTATAAAGAATTATTACCAGCAGATGGTCCTGTTAGAACCCAAGTTATTGGAATATCTAATCCTGCTAAAGAAGCTCAAGGACAAAGAGTTAAAGATTTTATGAATTATCAATTAATGGATCAGATGAAAGAATATGAACCAGAATTTGATCAAATGTTATTCCATCTACCCTTAAGCGGTTCTACTTTTAAGAAAGTTTATTATGATGATCTTTTAGGAAGAGCCGTTTCAAAATTTATACCTGCGGATGATCTCGTTGTTCCGTATACAGCTACCTCATTAGACGATGCGGAAGCAGTGATTCATGTTGTAAAAATGTCTGAAAATGACTTAAGAAAACAGCAGGTCAATGGCTTTTACTCTGACATTGAATTATCAAAACCAATGTCAGCTGTAAATGCAGATCAAGTAGATGACAAGAAAAGAGAATTAGAAGGAACATCTAAATCAACAAGAGTTGAAAGTGTATACACTCTACTAGAGTGTCACGTTAATTTAGATTTAGAAGGTTTCGAAGATGTTGGCAAAGATGGAGAGCCAACTGGAATAAAATTACCTTACATCGTAACAATCGACGAAGGTAGTCAAAAGGTTTTGTCGATAAGACGAAACTATGCGCCCAATGATCCACTTAGAAATAAGATCCAATATTTCGTCCACTTCAAGTTTCTGCCAGGACTAGGATTTTATGGCTTTGGACTCATTCATATGATTGGCGGCTTGAGCAGAACGGCAACGTCTGCTCTCCGTCAATTATTAGACGCAGGTACGTTATCAAACTTACCAGCAGGATTTAAACAACGTGGTGTCAGAGTTAAAGATGACGCTACACCGATACAACCAGGAGAATTCAAAGATGTTGACACACCTGGTGGTAATCTAAAAGATGCATTTGTATTTTTACCATACAAAGAACCCTCAGCTACATTATTGCAGTTGATGGGAATTGTAGTAACAGCAGGACAGAGATTCGCGTCCATTGCTGACATGCAGGTCGGGGACGGGAACCAAGGCGCAGCAGTTGGTACGACCGTAGCTCTTTTAGAACGTGGTTCGAGGGTAATGTCAGCAATCCATAAAAGAGTATACTCAGCACTTAAAAAAGAATTTAAACTGTTAGCAAAAGTTTTTGCACAGTATTTACCACCTGAATATCCATATGATGTTGTAGGTGGCCAAAGAAATATTAAAGTTACAGATTTTGATGAAAGGGTAGATATTGTACCAATTGCAGATCCAAATATTTTCTCAATGTCACAAAGATTAACATTAGCTCAAACTGGTTTACAGTTAGCTATGTCTAATCCACAAATGCACAATTTATACATGGCATTTAGAAAAATGTATGAAGCATTAGGAATAAAAGATATTGATAGAATATTACCACCTCCTCCACCCAATGCACCCAAAGATCCATCGTTAGAACACATTGATGCATTAGGAGGAAAACCTTTTCAAGCTTTTCCAGGTCAAGATCATAGAGCACACGTTACAGCTCACTTGAATTTTATGTCAACTAATATGGTTAGAAATAATCCAATGGTTATGGCTGCCTTACAAAAAAATATTTTAGAGCATATTTCTTTAATGGCTACAGAACAAGTTCAATTAGAGTTCAGAGAGCAGATTCAACAATTACAAGTTCTTTCTCAACAAGCAGCACAAAATCCACAAGCACAACAACAAGTGCAACAAATGCAACAAACTATTGAAGCAAGAAAAGCAGTATTGATTGCAGAAATGACTGAAGACTTTATGAAAGAGGAAAAAACAATTACTTCACAATTCGACCATGATCCACTATTAAAACTTAAGTCTAGAGAAGTAGATTTAAGAGCTATGGAGAATGAACGTAAACAACAAGAGATGAAGAAAAGACAAGAAATTGACCAAGCTAAATTAGTTCAAGCTAGAGATATTACGGACGATAAGCTTAAACAGGACGAAGAATTAGCAGAATTAAGAGCAGATACGTCAATTGAAAAACAAGAGATGGCTAATGAAAATAGATTGTCTCTTGCAAAAATGAAACCAACGGGTATAAGTAAATAATTATGATGAACTATAAAAAAGGTGGCAAACCTTTTAAATTTGACGATTCTAAAGTTGTTGTTGATCCTAGATCAGAAACAAGTTTTAGAGGAAAGTCGTACCTATCAGTAGGTACTAAGGAAAAATTTAAAAAAGGCAAAGCTGCTACTGGATATAATAAAAAAGACGTAACTTGGTATTAGTATGTGGTTTAGTGCAGTTAAACTTGCTTTAAACGCTGGAACACATATTTACAAGAAGCGTCAAGAGACAAAGATGGCTATGGCGGATGCACAATTTATGCATGCGCAGAAGATGGCCAGTGGTGAGGAATCTTACCAGGGCAAACTTTTAGAAGCCCGTCAGAATGACTACAAGGACGAGGTCGTCCTTTGCATTCTCACACTCCCAATTTTGGTGCTCGCATATGGGGTCTGGTCAGATGACCCTGCGGCTATGGAGAAGATAAAAATGTTCTTTGAGCATTTCCAGGCATTGCCATCATGGTTTACAAATTTATGGATCCTTGTCTGCGCCAGTATTTTTGGTATAAAGGGAACACAAATTTTTAGGAATGGAGGAAAAAAATAATGGTTGGATGGTTTATTAGAGGTGGAAAAAAAGTTGGAGAAACTATTAAGTCTGTAAGACCAAATATACCTACAACAAAAATAGAGAAAGCTAAAAGTAAATTAAATATTGCTATACAAAAAACAAAAGCTTCTAAAGCAAAATTAAAACAAACAATATTTGATATTCATCAAAAAAAGAAAAAATTAGCGGAAGACCTTAAACATAAGAAAAACGAAAAAATAGTAAAAAAATTTATAGGTGAGAAATAATTTCTAATGGTAAATCCAAGATATAAACCCTTTAACGGTAATTCAAGAAAGCCTATTAAAAAACAGGCCGAAGCAAAATTAAGCGAAACAAAAACAGATTTTGTATATCCTGCAAAGGAAGAATATATTGGATCACACATTAAAAGTGATCTAGCAGGTGCACCTGTTTCAAATAAAAGTTATGAGAAATATTATAAAGATCTAATATGAGTTTAGAAAGTGTAGTCTATAGACTACAAAGAAATTTGGATAAAAGAATACAGCAATTGGCAATCTCTGTAACGTCTGGTGGGGTTGACAATATGGAAACATATAAGTATATTATCGGACAAATAAACGCCCTAGAGGCAACTAAACAGGAAATCTCTAACCTGCTTAATGAAAAGGAGCAAAATGAAGGAACAGTCGTCGACATCAACACCAAAAATTCATCTACCCAATAAAGACTTAGTTGGTTTACAAAGATCAGAAGAACAAAAAGAAGTTACAAAAGAAAAAACAAAATTACCAAAACCTACTGGTTGGAGACTTATAGTTTTACCATTTAAAATGGATGAAAAAACTAAAGGTGGAATCATTATGAATGAATCTACTTTAGAAAAACAACAAGTAGCATCACAATGTGGAAACGTACTAGCTATGGGCCCACAATGTTATATGGATAAAGAGAGATATCCTCATGGACCATGGTGCAAGGTTGGTGATTGGGTGATCTTTGCGCGTTATGCAGGGTCACGTATACAAATTGAAGGTGGGGAAGTTCGTCTTTTAAATGAAGATGAAGTTTTAGCAACGGTTCAGGACCCAACAGATATCCTGCACAAATACTAACATAGGAAGGAACTATGCCAGAAGAAAATAAGATAAAACAAGAAGATCCAAAAGTAGATTTAGATACTTCAGGACCTGAAGTAGATGTATCTTTACCAGA